TGAGGCCGACACGATTACCCTCGAATTCGCTTTATCCCCTTCGGAGATGATGACCGTGACTGAACCCGTTTCTGTCCCGCAGACCCCGCCGCCTGCACCGCCTACTGCATCGCCAAGCGTCGATTTTGCCGCACGCGAAGCCGCTATTGCCTCGCGCGAAGCCGCTATTGCCTCGCGCGAGGCAACTCTTAAAGCAGAGGAACAGCGGCAACGCCGCGCTGCTGATCTGGCGTTTGCTGATCAGTTGATCGAGCAAGGCCGCTTGTTGCCGCGTGATCAACAACCCGTGGTGGCGCTGCTGGCGCAAATTCCGGCCGTGCAGCCGATGGAGTTTGCCGATCCTGAAGCCGAAGGTCAGACCGTCAAGACCTTCGCGCGCGCGTGGTTGATGGAGTTTCTAAAGCGGCTACCCCCCCAGATCGATTACGCCGAGCGCACCGCTGCGACCGACGAGAACAAACCCCCGGCAGGCGCCCTGTCGCGCAAAGCCTTCGAACGGCTCGACCCGCAGCAGCGCAAGGCCCACCTGGCGCGCGGCGGCAAGATCGTTGATTGATCGCCGCTGTTGATTCCTCTTTTTAAGGATTGCTGTTATGGCCAATACGCTGACGAACCTGATTCCCGATCTGTACGCCGCGCTGGATATCGTCTCGCGCGAGCTGGTGGGGATGATTCCTGCGGTGACGATGGATGCCCAAGTCACCCGCGCCGCCATCGGTCAAGTGGTGCGCATCCCGCTGACGGCCGCGCCCACGGCCAGCGATGCGGTGCCTGCCGTCACCCCACCCAACGATGGTGATCAGACCATCGGTAATACCACCGTGACGATCAGCAAATCGCGTCGCGCGGCGGTGCGCTGGACGGGTGAGGAGCAACGCGCCCTGGATAACAATGGACCCGGTTATCGATCCATTTTGCAAAATCAGTTCGCCCAGGCCATGCGGGTGCTCACCAACGAGATCGAGACGGATCTGGCGGCATTGTATACCCGCGCCTCGCGCGCCTATGGCACGGCCGGCACGACGCCCTTTGGCACGGGCGGCGATTATTCCGATGCGGCTCAGGTGCGCAAGATCCTGGTCGATAACGGCGCACCGGTGTCGGATTTGCAGTTGGTGCTGAATACCCAAGCGGGCGCGACGATTCGCGGCAAGCAAGCGCAAGTCCAGATGGTGGGCGATCAGAGCCTACTGCGCCAAGGCGTGTTGCTGGATATGCACGGCTTTACGATGCGGGAATCGGCGCAGATCAAGAACGTCACCAAGGGCACGGGTGCGAGTTACACCACCACGGCCGCTGGGTTTGCCGTTGGCACGACCAGTATTCCGCTGATCACGGGCACGGGCGCGATCTTGGCGGGCGATATTGTGACCTTTGCTGGTGACACCAATAAATACATGGTGGCGACCGGTATCAGCGCACCCGGTACGCTGGTGTTAGCAGCGCCCGGTCTGCGGCAAGCCATTCCGGCAGCGGCGACAGCCGTCACGGTCGGTAATAGTTTCACCGCCAATCTGGCGTTTTCCAGAGGGTCGATTCTGTTGGCCGCGCGTGCGCCGACGCTGCCGGCCGAAGGCGATATGGCCACGGATCGGATGATGATTACCGACCCGAAGTCGAACCTGAGCTTTGAAGTCTCGGTGTATCCGCAATACCTCCAGGTGCTCTATGACGTGCGCCTGGCCTGGGGCGTGGCCTGCATCAAGCCGGAAAATCTGGCCGTCTTGCTGGGCTGATCATGACTTACGCCACCCAAACCCACCTGGAGGATGCCTTCGGTGCGGTCGAGATCCGCCAGATTGCGGATCGCGATGGCAGCGGCGCGGCGGATGCGGCAGCGATTGAAGCCGTTTTAACCCGCGCCGATGCGATGATCGATGGCTATCTGGCGGGGCGCTATGCCCTGCCGCTGGTCGCGCCGTATCCCCCCATCATCGTCGGCACGGCGTGCGATCTGGCGCGCTATTGGATTTTTGATGATGCCGCACCGGAAGAGGTGCGCAAGCGCTTTGAGTTTGCCATGGCCTGGTTGAAGGATGTGGCCAGCGGCAAGGCGGTGTTGTCACTGCCGCTGGCGACAGCGGAGGTAGCCGCCATCGGCTCGCCAGAGTTTAGCGCGCCCACGCGCGTGTTCGACGCCACCACCTTGGCGAGGTTCTGATGGCCGTTCCGCTGAAAGACAACTGGTTTGCAGCGGGCGCGGCGATCCTGACCCAGATCAAGGCGCAGTGTCCGCAGTTTGTGAAAGTCAGCGATGCGCCCAGTTTGGATGCGCTGGGCAAGGTGCTGACCGGCATCACGCCGTCGGCGTATGTGATCCCTGGCCCCTTTGCCGGCGGTGAGGCGAACCCACGCCAGACCTGGTATGTGGCCTTGCATGTGCGCAACGTCGCGCAGATCGCGGAAGGGTCGGGCTTGCTGCTGGAGGCGGGCGCGTTGCTCAGTGCAGTGCTGGCCGCCCTGGCGCAGTTTGTTCCCGGCCCGGAGTTTAGTCCGCTGTTTTTTCCCACGGAAGATCACCGTTATCCCGATGTGGGCCAAGGCGTTTATATCCTGACCTATGCCACCTACATCGAACCCGATTTTTGGCCCTATTACCGTTAGAGAACCGCTGAGATGCCTAAAAAGCCTGAAGTCACTGAGACTGAAACCGTGGTCACGACCACCGAACCCGTTACAACCGTCGATCCCACGCCCGTCGCTGATCCGGTGTTGGAAACGGCTGCCGCTGCCGAAGCGCCAGCGCCCAACCCGGAAGCCGCCGGGACGACCGAAACCACGCCAGTCACGGCCAACGAACCACCCCCGCCTCCGGCGCTGATCCCCTGCGTGACGCTGCATGGTCGGCTGACCCACGAAGGGAAAACGTATGCACCGCACGAGCGGGTGTCCTTGCCGGTGGATTTGGCGTTGGGCTTGATCGACTCCGGTCACGTCGCCAGGGCGGAGTAAATACCCATGCAACGCGCCATTTCAACACAGAAAGAGCGAGTGGTTTCACGGGGTCGGGCTTTCCTTCCAGCCGAGGCTCAGTCGTCATGCGAAGGCGAGCGCTCTTTGGGCTTAGCGCCTTTCAGTATCACCATCCATCCCGGCGAGATCCTTTCCTACAGTTCCAAGCAGGACCTGCATGAGCCGGAACCGGAGTAATCCTCTATGCAACGCGCCATTTCAACGCAGAAAGAACGGCTGGTGTCGGGTGGTGAAGCCTACATCAATCCGCTGAGCGCCTTGCTCCAGTATCTGGGCGAGCGCTATTTGGGCTTAAGTTCGAGCCTCGGCATTACCGTCAAGACCGATAAGATTCAGTCGTATAGCTCTGAGCAAGGTTTGCACGAGCTGGATGATGAGACGGTCACCAAAATCACCCGCACCGGCAAGTTGACCGTTCGCCAGTTTAGTCTGGAGAACCTGAAACTGTTTTTGGCCGGTACGGCGGGGATTCAGGTTCAGACGACCGGAACGGTGACGGGCGAGTCGATCACGGTGCTGCCGGATCGCTATTACCAGTTGGGCACGAGTGTGGCCAATCCCTCCGGCGTGCGGCGGGTGAGTGCGGTGACCGTGGCCGCGCCAACGACGCTGGCGGCCTGGGCTGCGACCACCGTGTATGCCGCCGGTGCCAAAGTCAAACCCGCCGCGACGCCGCTATATGCCTATCAGGCGATTACGGCCGGCACGTCGGGTGCAACGGCGCCCACCTGGCCGACCATCGTCGGTGATGTGGTGACCGATGGCGGCGTGAGTTGGGTCTGTATCGGGATTTTGGCCCCGGCGCTGGATACCGATTACACCCTGGATTCGGCGATGGCGCGGCTTTATGTGCTGCCCACCGCGCGGGTGCATCCCGATTATCCGATGCCCTGGTCGGTGGGCTATACCCGCTCGGCGGCTGAACGGGAGCGGTTAGTGACCGGCGCGCTGACCGATGCCTATGGAGCGATGCGGTTTATTGCCAAGAATGCCAAGGGCCAGTTTCGGGATGTGTATGCGCCCTATGTGACCTTTGCGCCGTCGGGTGATTTGTCGCTGAAAGAGGATAGCCCGAAGTATGCCGAGCTGAGCTTTGATCTGAGCTTTAGCAAAGGCTTGAACGGCGAACCGGCCCTCATCATTGATGGGCGACCGGAGTAAACCGGTGAATGCGCCGCTGGGGTTAAGCCTCGGCGGCGCTTTTTGATCAGCGTGGTTCTGGCAGACCCTAACCCTTACGAGGCATTGATATGAGTTCTCTTGATTCCCCAGATCTTCCAGATTGGATGTTGCTCGGCGAGCGAGCCGATATGTTGGCGTTGTTGTCGCACACGTCGCTTTGTCCATCGCAGTGGCCCGAAGCGGCTGATGCGTTGATTGCGTGGAAGTATCAGGGGATTGCGCTGGATGCGCCCGATTCTGTGGGCGGCATCAGCAAACCTGTATGGGACAGTATGACCGAGGAGGCACGGCAGCGCTTCTTGCAAGCGCAACGCGATCACGATGAGGTGACGTTGAAAGCTCTGCGGTCGGGTGCTGCGATGTTGCCCTCCGTCGAGGCGAACCCGCCCGATATTTGGACTATCGCTAACGATATCGTGCAACACCTCCGGTCGCACTGGCCGGAGGTGTCTCGTGCGGCGCATGTTGAAGCGTTATTTGTGGCTCTTTATGGGGCCGATGATCCGTTTTTCGCCGCCTCTGTGTTGGCGCGCTCCAATCCCACTTTATCCAATAAGTGATCGTAGATTAGATCGAATGCGTCGATCACTGAGGCTTCACGATGATGCATGTTCCGTTTCTGAAGCAAGGACTAAGGCGCACGGTCGATCTCGTTGTGATCAGCGACCCGACGCAAGATGGCGGTCGTGCCGTCGATCAGCAGCGCGACTTTGTAATTGCCGGTGATGTGGATGGTGTAAATGTCGGGCCGCGTGTAGCCCTTCAGTTTCTCGAACACCAGGCCGGGTGGCCTGGGATTTTGCAAAAGACTCGTCAGTTTTTGATCGGTTTTGTGCTGCAAGTCGGGCTTGAGTTTGCGGTAGTCCTTTTTAAAGCGTTCCGTCCGTTTAATCGTGAGAATCGTGACGCCTCCTGCGCCAACGACCGTCATCCGGCAGCATCCTTTCTTAACGCGGCAAGCAGCGCTTCGGGTGTTTCGAATGCTTCGTCGATGATGGGCGAGCAATCCGCATCGTGTTCCATGATCCAGATGCGCAGATCACCCAGCGCGCCGTGGAGCCGGATGAGTTCTTGGCGAGTGCGGTTTCCAAGCCAGCTTTTTGGATGCGACTGGAGGATGCCAACGGTGCTTTTGATATTTTTCTGGATCGCCAGGAGTTCGTCGGTGAGCGTATCGTCAGGGTCGAGTGTTTGCGAGGGGTCGGTTTCATGATCCCGATGCGTGCGCAGTTGGTGCAACCGCCGTTGATAGTCTTGTCGCCGCCGCCGCACCATTTGCCACAGACCCAGTTGCAGCAGGGTTTGCTGGGTACTCAACGTGGCCAGCGTGGCGATCATGTGCAAGGCGCTACTCAAGGGCGCAGTGTTCACCGGCTCAATGATGGCCGTCATGGGGATGTCCTCGGCTGGAATCATTTGGCGATCATACCCCACCGTGAAAGCCGGTCAATGGCGCGTGGGGTTGTTCAATCCCTCCCCCAAGTCGGGAGAGGGAGTGCGCGTGGGCGCGGAGTGAGGTCAGCGGATCACGGGATCAGACCCCGGCCCTGTTTGCCGGATCGGGCCGGGTCGGCGCGAGGGCGGCGCCCAGCAGTTGGACTATTTTGGCCTTTAGGGCTAAAAGCCGGGCCTCCTGCGGGTCGGGGTCGGTTAGCGGTCCTGGCCGATCCGCAGCCGGCGCAGGTAGGAGCCGACCGTGCCTTCCGGGCGCTGAATCCGCTGGCCAATGACGGCACTGCCCAGCCCCTGCGCATGGAACTTTTTTATGCGGGTTTTCTCCTCGGTGGTCAGCAGGCGCCGACCCGGCTGGGCTTTGCCTTTCCAGTAGGCTGCCTGCGTTTTGAGAAGACCGATGTATTCGTCTTTGTCCAGGGTGATGGTGTTCGGGCGGGGGGCGGCCGGTTCGGGCAGGCTCTGGCTGCGGGTGCGGTACTGCGCGAAGGCTTTGACCAGGCGCTTTTTCAACTCGACCGCTTCCTCCGTGTTGCGCACCAGCGTCATCAGAAAATAGGCTTGGTCTTCGTTCAGGAGGTAGTACTTTATCGGGGTTCCACCACCCTGGCCCCGTCTACCCACCTCCATTTCAAATGGAAGTGGACCAAATTCATTGAATTCAGAAGAATATTTGTCGATCAATTGGCGTGTCGCCCTGGGTTCAACGCCAAGCTCGGTAATAATGACACGGGAATCAACGCGGGGTTCGCCGTCAATCACGGCAAGGGACAAAACAGTAGACATAGTGTTGCTCCTGATTGTTTCTCAAAGTTGACACATATCGAAAGATGGTGCCAGGAGCTTGAGACCGCAATCAGACGGCGGGCGTATTTCGGGCGAACCCGTATTGTATTAGCCGCACTCCCGGCCTTGAAAATCGGACAGGCACAAAAAAACCGCAATTCTCGGAGCGGGGAACCGCTGATTGGTGTGTCTCAAGCACCTGACCAGCAGCTTACGCCCGCGTCCGAGTGGGGTCAAGGGTTAGCGCAAGACTTACCAGTCGTTTATCTTGAAACTTCCATCGGGAAAATATTTGCAGTTATAAGTTTTGGCTCCCGCATAAGCGCCATAGCTGTTTTTGGCATTTACCTTAAAGGTCAGGTTTTTTTCTCCGTCTTTGTAGACAGTAATCAAGCCTCGATCTTCAACGCGAACACTTTCAGGATCTTTGAACTCAAGTCCCTGACGAAGGAAACCCAAGCATGTTTGTATCTCGTCTTCAGTGGGTTCTCTCGTCTTGGATGCAGCCTGTCTTTTAGCTTCAGCCTCCGCAGTCAACCGCCGCTCTTCAGTCTCTCGCGCTTCTTTCTCGGCCTTCTGTTTAGCCATCGCCTCTTCTTTCTGACGTATCTGATCTTCCTCTGCTTTCCGCCTGGCCACAGCGGCTTTGTACTGCGGCGAATTTTCATCAAGGATCAACTTGATGACATCGCCACTCGGCAACTGGCCGCCCGGTACTTTTTCTTTAATGGGATACGGCGGCAGTGCTGGACTTGCTATAGCCTTTCCGGTTTCTGGATCGGTCCACCGATACAACTCACCGGCCAGAGCAGGGCAAGCCAACAGAACACAACTCAAAAACACTGTTTTTCGCATCACGTTCAATCCTCTTTTAATCCATCGCATATCGTAGCCCAATACCCGGAGTTTTCGCATGGCTGAACGTAATCTGGTTCTTCAGCTACTGATCACGGCAAAGGACCAGGCGTCGGGGATCGTCTCTGGCTTTGTTTCCAGCGCAAAGACGCAATTCGCCGCACTGACAGCAGCCGTAGCGTCTGCATTTTCGTTTAAAGAGGCTGCCAGTTTTGAAAAAGCGCTGGATGCGATCCGCGCGCGCGCCGATGAAACTGGGCCAGCCCTTGAAGCGCTGATTGGCCGCGCAAAGGAAGCCGCGCAAACACTGGGGCCTGAGTTTGGTTTCTCTGCGACCGAAGCCGCAGGGGGTATCAAGGAATTAGTCGCCGCAGGTTTCTCGGCAGACGACTCCCTCAAGGCGCTGAAAGGCACGCTTGCTCTGGCGGCGATGGAAGAAATCAGCGTCGCCAAAGCGGCGGTGATGATCTCCGACGCCATTGCGCAATTTGGCTTAAAAGCTGAAGACGCATCGACCGTTGCGGATATTCTTGCCAAAGCGGCGGGCGCGGTGGCAGCGACCGCGACCGACATGGCCGAAGCGTTGAAGTACACCGGCAACGAGGCCAGCCGGTCGGGCCTGTCGCTCAAGGAAACAGCGGCCACGTTGGATGTGCTGGCCAAAGCGGGACAGCGCGGATCGGAAGCCGGCACCGGCTTAGCCTCGGTGTTGGCCATTCTGAACAACCCAGCTCACGCGGCGACTCAGGCGCTCTTTGATTTAGGTGCGACCAGTACCGAACTTTCCAATGTGCTGGATTTCCTGGACCAGCGCGGCATCAATGCCAGCCAAACCATTGCACTATTTGGTGAGCAGGGCGGGCGAGTCATCAATACCTTGCTCGCGCAAGGCGGCTCCAAGGCCATTGCGGAATTTGCCGAGAAGATCGGCGCAGCGGGCAAAAGCGCCGAAGAGACTGCCAAGATCATGCAGGGCAATTTCCTCGGCGCATTGGATCGCTTCTGGGAAAGCCTCAAGCGTGTAGGCGTCGAACTCGCCACACCCAAGCTCGAACCCTTCGCCAAGGGGCTGGATACCCTCACAGCGGCGCTCAACTCCTTTGCCAGCAATGATCGTATCCAGGCGTTCCAGAAAACCTTGGCCGACGGGTTTAGCGCTGCTTACAACAAGGTGCGTGCCTTCTCCGTCGATATCGATTGGAGCGGCATTAAAAACAGCATCAATGGCGCATTCGGCGCCATCAGCACAGCAGTTGATAAGGCGCTCGATTCACTCGGCTCGATCTATTCCAGCCTGACCGGTACGTTGCCGGGTGCGGCGAACATCGGCAAGCAAGCGGGCGAACTCTTTAAGGCGGCATGGGATGGCATCGGCCAAATCGCCGACGGCGTTGCCAGTGGGATCGAGCGCATCGCCCAGGCGTTGGGGGGTTCCGTTGCGCCGAGCGCCCAACAAGCCAAGACAGCGCTGGATGGCGTTACGGAAAGCACCACCAAACAAGCAACAGGGTTTCAATCCCTCTGGCAGGCGCTTAAAACGGATGCACTGGATGGGCTGAAATCAACATGGGACAGCCTGACTCGTGGCGCGGCTGATCTACTGGCCGGAGTCAATAGCCTGGCGCAAAAAGGCAGTGAGTTCTTGGCCGGGTTCATCCGCAGCGCGGATTTTGGACCCCTCCGTGATTTATTCAATGCCGTTGCTGATGCCGCCAAGCGGTTAGCAGCGACCATTGCAGAATCATTTCCGCGCGCGCAAGGCGCTGGTGAGACCTTCGCCAATAGCTTCACTATCGCCTGGTCTGGCGTCGTTGGCATTCTGGCGGCGGTCGTATCCGGCACCTTGAAAGTCGTGGAAGCCATTGGCCGGGCCACCTTCGAGGTCGGTAAGTATTTCAATCGGTACTCCGATGCAGAAATCGCCAAGATTGAAGCCAATCTAAACGGCTTATCGGAATCGGCTGGCGAATTCGCCGGAGTTGCAGCCCGCTCGTTCGAGGCCAGCGGCAAGGCGATGGACCGTATGCGTGGCAACGCGGAAGGAGCCGCCAAGCAACAGCAACAGATTGCAGATGCTGCTAAGGCAGGCGCGGAAGCGCAAAAAAACCTTGCCCAAGCCACCGCCGAACAAGCCGCCAAGCAGACCGACGCGGTTGAGAAAACCAAGCAATTTGCCGAGGCCATCCAGTTACAGCAAGCCGAAGTAAAGCGACTCGCCACTGCTGATCAAACCGCAGAAGGCGCAAAACAAGCTCATGCTGCTGCCACCCAAAAACTGTGGGCCATGCAGGGCGACTTCATCGAATCCGTAAAAGTGCTCAATGGCGAACAGTACAAGAGCGCAGCCGCTAATGATGCCGTAAAGGCCACCATCACCACACTCAACGCCACCATGGAAGAAGGCCGGGCCAAGCTGGAGGGGTACACCCCAACGCTTGAGGATCTTCGGCAAACCATGGAAAAGACCCGGCAAGAATTAGAGCGGGTCGAGGAAGCGCAAAAAAAAGGCACGCTCACTGCTACGAAAGATAAAAGCATCACGGAGCAGGTCAACGAAGCCAAAAAGAAAGCCAGCGATGCGCTCGGCGCTTATAACAGTGCCCTGGATCGCAATATCACCAACGCGGAAACCGCTATTAAAACCGCCGCGCGGCAGCGTGAAGCCCATGAGGCGGTGGCCAAGTCTGGCGAAGCGCTGATTGAAGCCAGCATCCGACTAGCGGAAATCGAAGGCAATGCCAATCGTGTTGCCGAACTGACCGCGCAGAAGAAAGCCGAACAGGCTGAAGCCGCCAAAAAAACGGCGGACAGTTATTGGAAGGAATCTGAAGCGGCAGCGAAATCGGCTGAGGCACTCCAGCTTAAGTATGAAGCGCTGCTGAAGACGGACCCGCTCAACAAGGAAGCGATTGCCAAAGCCAAGGAATCCGCCGATAGCGCCCGCGCGGAAGCACAGGCAACGAAAGCATCAGCCATTGAGATGGCCGCCAAGATTCCAGTGATGGAAAAGGAGGCACAGCAAGCCGCCATTATGGCCGGCCCCATCGGCCAGCTAACCCGCCTCTATGCCGAGCAAACCAAAGAGCACCAACGCGCGGCGGATGCCAGCGAGCAATATTACAGCGTCCAACTCAAGGAGATCGAGGGCGCGATCAAAGTTGCCCAGGCACGCGGCGATGAAGCCGAAGTTGCAAAGCTGCAAGCCAAACAGCAAAAAGTCCTCATTGAACAAGCCGAGGCCCTGTCCGCTGCCAAGGCCACCGAAGCCGCCGATGCTCAAAAAGCGGTCGATGCCAAAGCCCTGGAGCTAGCCGCCGACGGCGAACTCTCGAAAGCCGATAAAGAGCAAATCGCCAACCTACAAGCCGTCGCCGACCAGAAAAAAGCGGCGGCAAAAGAAGCCGAACTTCACGCCGAAGCGCTGCAAAAAGAATCCGATGCGCTCAAGCAAGTCAACGACGAGGCCAAGGTTTTCGACAACGCCGCTCAGAATGCCTACAAGTTTTCCGACGCTGCCGAAGACGTAGCCCGACGCAACAAGGAAGTCAGCGAGACGGCCGAGAAAGCCAAGAACAGCATGGAGGGCGTCAATGTCACGCTGGCCAAATTTGGCAATCAATCCGCCATTGCCTTTGGCGAAGAGGGCGTTCGGCGCTTTGAGATGGTCATCCGCGACATCCAAAGCGCGATCAATGAAGCAGACATCGCCGCCGAACGGCTCGCTAATGAAGGGTTGCGGGGAGTCGGCAACAATGCCAATGACGCCGCACTCTACGTTGAAGATCTCGCCAACAACCTCGACAAGAGCGAATCCTACTTAAACGATGCCGCGCGAGCCGCATCTGAAAATCTCCGCCAAGCCCTGGCCGATGCGCGCGCCGAAGCTGAAGCCATGGTGCAATCGCTGGCTGAAGCGGCCGACGCCACCGAGAAAGAAATCCTGCGGCTCCAGGGTAAGAACAAGGAAGTCTACGAACTGGAGCATCAGGAGAAGCTCCGTCAGCTTGAGGAAGAATACAAAAAAGCAGGCGAGTTGGGCGATGCCGAATACCGTCGGGCCAAAGCCGCCGAAGACGCACTGCACGCGCTCAAGCTCAAGCAACTCCAGGAACAAGCCGACGCCGACGCCCAGAAAAACGCCAGCACCGAAACCACCCACACCACCATAACCAGCGGCAGTGCGGGAGTCAGTAGCCCCACGATCAATGTCAATGTCAATGCCAGCAATGCCCGCCTCCTCGATAGCCGATTCAAAGAAGAATTGGCGCGCGATCTCAAACCCATCTTTGATGACCTTCACCGCAGGCTGCAATCACGATGAGCGTCCAACGCCTCTTGGCCAATGCCAACAACGCCCTGATCAACGCCACACTCAGTGCCTCCAGCACCGCGCCGGCGCTGGCGTCCATCTTCCGCGAACCGCAAGCCCGCACCGGCAATGGCGAGGTCATCCTCTCTGGCGGCTACAGTGGGGCAGCCGATGCCGCCATCGAGATCGAAATCCGCACGCCGGTGAGCGGCGCCGAATCCGCCACCACGCCGGTCTTTGCGGGCGCGGGCAACGGGGTGATGAGCGCACCGACCGTCGCACCGGGCACGCCCAACCAGGACCTCACTGTCACGCTGATCAATCTCGGCACGGCCACCACGCGGGCGCAGGCCATC